GAAGCGAAAAGGTAAAGAAGATGACCGCCACCTGTGGCCGGAAATGCTTAGAGCAATTCGGGAAATTCAACCGGAATGGGTTGTGGGTGAGAACGTTCGCGGGCTTACTAATTGGAATGGAGGGCTGGTATTCGACGAGGTGCAAGCTGACCTGGAAGCTGAAGGCTACGAAGTGCTCTCGTTTTTACTTCCAGCTGCAGGTGTCAACGCTCCCCACAGACGAGATCGGATATGGTTTATTGCCCACGCCAACAGTGGTGGATTCGGCCAGCACAACGGAATTAAACAAGATCGATGCCCGAAGAAAGAGAATGAAAGCGAGGAACAACGGGAAGAACGGAACAAACTACAGCGGGAACGGGTTTGGGATGACGTTAGGGGAATTATTACAGAGGGGATTATTACCGACGCCAAGCCTTTCGGATTACAGATCAGGCATGACGAATCGAACAGGGGGCGATCACAATCAATCATTGAACGATTTGATGGCATTTACAGCTGGCAAGACTTCCCAACTCAATCCCCTGTTTGTGGCGGAGATGATGGGTTATCCAGCAGACTGGCTGATATTACCTTTCCAAGATGGCGAAGAGAAAGCATAAAGGCGTTGGGTAATGCAGTTGTACCCCAATTGGTTTATCAAATCTTCAAAGCGATTGAACAATGGCAGTTAAACCAACCATAACCCTCAGCAAAGACATCATCCGCCAATCAGCCTTGAAGGAACTTACCTGGCGGGGCTACGATGTCTGGATCCAGAACAACATCGCGGTTCGCGGCCGCAAGTTCATTGGCCGGCGAGGGGTGCCGGACATTATTGGCATCACCAAAGACGGGCGCTGGGTTGTATGCGAAGTGAAAACCATTAAGGACGTCTTTTCACCCGATCAGATAAAATTCCTTAACGACATAAAGAAAACCGGTGGAGAGGCGTACGTGGCCTGTCAGGTGGGTAATAACATGGAGTTGAAGGAGTGGGAGGTAACCAAGTAAAAAAGTAACTATGACCGAGCAATCAATTATCAAAGAATTGACCCGATGGATTGACAACCGGGAATATCCCTACCAGGTGCCCAATGCTTTTATTTATGGCTGGGAATCGGATTACTGGGCGCTGGATGTAGGCGGCACGGCGAAGGAGTTTGAAATAAAGATCAGTAGGTCCGACTACTTCAGCGATGCGAAGAAAGAAAAGCACCGGTCTGACAAAGGCGCGAACTACTTCTACTATGTCTGCCCTAAAGACCTGATAAAAAAAGACGAGGTGGATAAACGGTACGGCCTGATCTATGTATGGGAAACCGGCCATGTGAGTATTGAGAAAAAGCCCCGCCGCCTGCATGATCGCAGGTTTAATAACTGGCAGATGCTGGCTAATAAAATGTATTACCGTTGGCGAAACATCTGGCGGCAAAAGCTGCTGGATAAAGAAATAACAGGCGATGAATACCGGGCTGCATTCACTTTAGAATTAAAAAAAGAAGATTATGAAGATATTAACTTTTAGCCACCACTTCCCCAAAGGCCACCCGAAGGCATCACAGCCGACCTGGTTCGTCGAAAGTATTCTTAATGCAATCTTGCGCACTCCCGATGATAAGCTCAACCTTGACGATATTATGCCCGCTGCGAGGGATTATGTCAATGACTTCCAGCTTATCGCCAATGAGAGGCAAAAACATACCACCATCCGTGCAGGCTCCCGCTGGAAAGCCGGTGACATGGCCAGCCTGCGGATCTGGTCAGGGGCACCGTACCGAAGCAAGCAGATCGAGTTCGCGCAGGTGGAGATAAAGAGGGTGTGGGATATTGAGATATGGACACGCGGCGTCGGGGTTAGTATTGGCCTACCAGAAATCCGAGGCATTCAGATGCGACTACTACCACTTTGTGAAGTAGCTGCCAATGACGGACTTGATTGCAGGGACTTTGAAGATTGGTTCAATGTCCATCCGAAGAATAAACGGCAGGTATTCACCGGCCAGATCATCGCATGGTCAGATAAGATCGATTATACACCCTCAATTATCAACTCATGATACACCTACGAGATAATTACTGGGCGGTCGAGGTGCCGGACCCGCAACATGCGGTTATATCCGGCAACACAATTACGTGGTCTGCGAATGGTGCACAAGGTCGCGGGTTTATTGCTCTTCCTCCCGGCACCTGGGATATAGTCTGCACGAGTAAGGCAACAGAAGAGCAAGCGGCAAGTATTGTTGAGCGTGACGGTGAATTGTATTTAGATTATGTATCGTTTAGAGGCTTGCAGAACTATACTGACAATCCATTAGAATCTCTCAAATCCATCCTTACCTCAAAAGGGTGCGATCTGAATAAAACTTATTTAATACTTAAAAAGATAGCATGAAAAACGAAATTACACAAGACGAAATGTTCGCCCCGATTGTTACAGCTATTGAAGATGTAGCTGACGCGGTAAAGAAGTTACAATCATCTAAGGTTAAGGAAAGGGTTATCCTGTTGTTAATCCGGGATCAAACTCAATTGACATTAACTGACATTCAACAGGTGTTGAATGCAGCGGCTAATCTTAAAAGTAAGTACTTAAAATAACCACCACCCATGCCAAAGACTAAAAACAAACCAGGGATACATCTCTTTTGTGATATAATGTCAAAGCCGAAAGGGAGTGGTATATCTTATTATAAAGGCTGGTATTGGCACATCGTCGCCTCTAATGGTCACATCATAGCTCGATCTTCTGAGACGTATAGTCGGAAGTCGGGAGCGGTAAAGAGTATAAAGGTCGCGGCGAACCTGTTCTATACGCAGATATCAACAACGGGCAGGCCAGCTTACTACGATCACAGTAAACCAGAATCACCACTTCAATCATATTTATAATGAACGCTGATTGCAAAGGCGCATTAGCGCAAATAAACAAATCATATAAAGCCTTTGTGCATAAGGGTAAACCAATGAGTAAGGCTGAGGTGAAAGCAGTTTTGGAATACGCTATTGAAAAAGGCTATCAACATACTGGGCTACTGAATGATGACGAAGTAGATAATGTTTTGAAAACAGTAAACAAGGAGGTAGGTAATGGATAACGAATTACCATACATTGATGCCGCTCAATTCAATGAGAAGGTAGCTGAGTTCGCAAAGACAAATCATGTGCTTACAGCTGTATTCAATCATCCGAACAGCAAGTATAAAACGTGGGAGGATTTACCAGCCCATTTGATTCAAGACTTATTTAAAAAATTAGGCTGTAAGCCTTCCATTCAAAAATACTAATAAATGGATAAAGACACACAATTACCGGCTGAGGTGGTGGAAGAGATAAAAGAACTTCAGGATAAACTCACCTCCATTATAATACTGGATGATAGTTTTAACAAAGGGTATTACAGCGGAATGAGAACAGGAATAGAAGCCGGTGCCACTGAATACGCCACCAAGCTGCACCAGGCGGAGCAGGATTTTGAACGAGTTCAAAGAACTGCAATTAATTATGCAAACAGAAAACGTGAATTAGAAAGACAAAGGGATGCCCTACAAGCTAAGTGTGAGAGGTATAAAACATTGCTTGAAAAAAGCAATATGGCCCTTATGTTGAAGGGGTACGCCGGGAAATTATTAAACGAAATAAACGAAGCCCTGTCTGCAGGGGAAGGGCAGAAGGAGGTAGAGAATGGCACTGCCTAAGAGCGCATTTGGTTTCAGAGATGGTGAATCAGTAGATGTGCATGTATATGATATAGCAACGAAGAAAATTGTCTTCACCGGATCGCAAAGATTAGCAGCACAATTTTTGGGAATGAAGCAGGCAAATAACATTCAGTATTATCTAAAATCAAAAGGTAGATACAAAAAGAAATATGCAATTCGATATGTATCAGACCAAAAGTAGAATAAACAATGACAACGGAAGAGTTAATGAAAGAAAGATATAAGGTAATCGCAAATTATCCCGGGTGCAAGTTCAAAGTAGGAGATATCCTTACCTATGTACGCGAGATTGCCCAAACTTATGACTTATGGCGAAATGAAGCTACCGGCGTAGAGATCACTTATTCGGGGTTTGGTGCATACCCCCACCTATTCGAGCCATTACCCTGGTGGAAAGAGAGAAAGGCTGAGGATATGCCGCGATATTTAAAGGACACTAGAGATGGTGAAGTTGTTTCAGCTATCCAGTATGGTAATAGTCAAGTATTGGTAATGGCAAGAGTATTTCAGTGTCGGATTGAATTGCGTTATTTGATTCCATGTGACGAAGCCGACTACAACGCATACCTGCAAACCACTAACCAAAACAATGGACAATGAGTAAAGTAAATATTTCCCCTGCTGATCTATTATTGAAAGCTGGTTTTTCGAAGGAAGAATCTGAGCCAGGAATGTTTTATAACAACTATATATGTTTCAATATTAACTATCAAAGAGAAGGTATAACCATGGTAACTGATAATGATGGGGACATAATTGAGCAGTTGCCCACAAACAGTTATGCCTTTCTTGGGTTTCTTATTAAGAAACGGTTTGTATCATTTCAGTTTGTTGACAGCATACCTATTTAACACCCACTCAAACAATAAATAATGACAACTATCGACATGCAGCGAATCCGTGAAACGCTACCAAAACACGGAACCGCCCGGCTTTTTAAAAAGGATGTTCATGACAAAACAGTATGCTACGTGGAGTGCTGGATTAAGAATCCGTCACTTAGCGAAATGCACCCAATGACTTACGAGCAGGATTTCGAATTGATAAAGCAGTGGCAAAAAGAGATTGTAGGCGATGCGCTGAGTGAGATATTTACTGAGCAGACCGGCCACGAGTGGAGGATATATTTTAAGCGGGTGCCATTGGAGTTTACCAATCTTACAGATGACGATCTCGTTACTTATACGGGTTACACCAAAGAACAATTAACTGCTAAATAACCAACATGGAAAAGAAATATCCGATAGGAGGATATGCGCCCGGGAATTATCATAACAGGTGCTGTACTTGTGATAGGTCATTTTTTGGCGATAAGAGAGCTACCCAATGCGAAGATTGCGCTGTGAATTATTTGCGTGAAAAACTGAAGCCCTATGAACCAGCCACCCCGCAAGGTATCGGATGGGTGAAGGCGAAGGAGAGGTTGCCGGAGCAAACGGAAACCCCCGTTTTATACATCGTTAAATGGTTCGATATTCAAATGTGGGTAAAAACATGGACTGCAAATCAACTTGCAGACTGGGTAAAAAACACGCCAACTTTAGAATATTACTGGCTCGACGAAAGCCAACCGCAGGCGGGAAGAGAGGGAGCATTCGCGGAATGGGCGGCCACGCTTTTCAAGTTCACCGACGGCATGTGGGAAGATGATGATGGGATTTACTATTCGACCGATCAGTTGAATGACATATACCAAAGACATATAGAGGCTGAAAAATTGAGAAAACAAGGAGTAAAGCATCCTGATCCTCACGTATGTGATAACCGGCAGAACTGTACCTATCCGAAATGCGGATGCCTACCCTTTTAACCCTTAACCCATACCTAAATAGTAATAACCATGAACGACAAAGACCTTTGCATTTACTGCGAGAAGATAAAGACCACCAATCGGGATGATGATGGTAAGCCCCAATGCGCCAGCTGCAGCAATGAGCAGTATTCTAATGACCTCAGTATGGGTAGAAGGGTCGAACTGAAGATCGATATGCGGAAGGTCAAAGGATCCACCCTGACGATGATTAAGGCGCTGATAGAGAAAGATATTGAAGAATTTGAAAACAATAAATCATGAGTAATAGTAACAATTCTGGCGGCATTGGCTTTCTTAGCCTGCTGGGCATCGTTTTCATTGTTCTGAAATTATGTAATGTAATAGCGTGGCCATGGCTGTGGGTATTGTGCCCGCTGTGGATAGCACCAGCGCTTTTGCTGATCCTTTTCGTCGGAACAACCATTTGGGCCTTTATTAAAATCCGGTTCTTTTTAACGCTTCGGCAGCGAGAGCAGATAAATAAAATTAAGGAAGAACAGAAAAAGTACGCAGGCAAATCTAAATGGCAGATTCGAATGGAGCAAATGCAGGAAGCGCAAAAATTAAGAGAAAATAAAAACCTATGACCCCTACAAGACTAACCAACGAGCAACTCATTGACCTGCTGGCAGCGGGCTACAAGCTCCCTGAGATCTGCAAAATGCACGAGATGAAAATATTTACCCTGGAGCGTAGGATGGAGAAGCTGAAGGCCAAGCACGAGTGCAGGACAGCTGTACAATTGGTTGTTAAACTGAAAATGAGTGGAGTATCCACCAGTGCAGAGTAAACGAAATATTGGTAACTTTGGAATATTAAATAGCCTTTTACGGCTTATGATTATGCCAGCACCCGAAGGGAATAAATATGCAATTGGAGCAGACAGCGGACGGCCTCCGGTATTTGAAACTGTAGAAGCTTTTGCTGCTAAAGCCTCTGAGTACTTTACAAGCACGGACGAATCAAAATGGACAATTACTGGACTTGCGCTTCATTTGGGATTTTGTGATCGGCAAAGCCTTTACGACTACCAAAAAAAGGATGAATTTTCTGGCATTGTAAAATATTGTAGAACAATGGTTGAGATGGGTTATGAAATGAAGTTGAGCGGGGCCAGTGTAACCGGGGCTATCTTCGCTCTTAAGAACATGGGCTGGAAAGATAAGAGCGAAATGGATATTAGGACCCCAGAGGGGGTTTCCATCACTTATAAGAACCAACCAGGCAACCAGCCACTGCCAGATGCAGATTGAGATAAACACTACGCCGGTATTTTGGGCCAATAAGAAGGCATACGATCAGGGCATTTACCGGGTCATCGCCAACCAAGGCAGCACCAGATCCAGCAAGACATATTCACTCTCACAGTTGATGATCGACATTGCAAGTGGTGGTATCAACCAGATCACGGGCAAACCATATGGCAAGAAAGAGATCAGCATAGTCAGCCCATCATTGCCACATCTGAAGAAAGGGGCCCGCAAAGATGTCCTGCAGAATCTTGAAAACCAGATGTTATTCAACGAGAATGATTTTAACCGTACAGATCAGATATATACCTTCCCATCTACTGGCAGTTATATTGAGTTCTTCGGCGCTGATGATAGTCAGCGGGTAAGAGGGCCTGGCCGAGACATACTTTATGTAAACGAGGCCAATCTACTAAGAAAAGATACTGCCCTGCAATTGTTCCTTCGAACCAGAGAAGTTGTTTTCATTGACTTCAATCCAGCTGATGAATATTCATGGGTGTACGAAGTAGCCGACAAGGCAGGTAATAAACTGATAATAAGCACCTATCAAAATAACCTTGCCAATCTCACCAAAGAGCAGGTAGCCGAAATAGAGGGGCTGAAAGATGCCGACGAAAACCTGTGGAAAGTGTTTGGCCTGGGCTTGCGTGGTACCAGTTCTGAAACGATATACACCCACTGGAAGATGTGTGATGAGTTGCCAATGAAGGGCGAGATAGTATACGGCCAGGACTTTGGTTATAACGTTCCATCAGCCTTATTGCGCATTGAGTTCTACGAGGGAGCGGTCTACTGGGATGAGATCATATATGAACCAAAATTAACTACCGGCGATCTTATTGAGCGGTATAAGTCTGTGGATATGTCAAAGACCGGCAATGTTTATTGTGACGCTGCAGAGCCGAAGACAATCGAAGAACTTTGCCGGGCCGGGTATAATGCTATCTCTGCAGACAAAGACGTTACAGAAGGTATAAGGAAGGTTAAGAGTATGCCGCTGTACATTACTAAGCGGTCGGCCAACTTGCTCAAAGAGATCAGATCGTATAAGTGGAAGACCGACCGGGATGGCAAAGTGCTGGATGAGCCGGTGAAGTTTAATGACCACGCTCTGGATGCCGGCCGGTATGGAACATTCACGCATCTGCATGCCCCTCAACTTTCCTGGGTGGCAATGTGATTTCTTTTCTACCTTTAACTAACATCTACAACATGGCACAATCTGAACGCATAATAAAAAAGGATAGCACATTGCAGAGAACCATAAGCTGGTTCACTTCGCTTTTTAACCGGGCCAAAACTTGGCGAATATTCAATTACGGGACTAGGGAGGTATTACCTGATATAAACGCCGAGAAGGCGATCACTGAAGGATACAATGCCAACGATGCCGTATACTCAATCATTAAAACAGATGCCGAGAAGTTTGCAGCAATTCCTCGTTACGTAGCAGATGCAAAAAAACTCGAAGAAAAGCGCCGGAAGGTCCCTTTACAGTACAAATCGCTCATGAAGGCCGAGGCGATGGGGGAAGGTAAAACAAAGGATGCTCTAAATCGGCTACTCAACAGGCCCAACCCCTACCAGGGGCAGGCCGCATTCTTTAAAACAGTACGGAGTTATTATAAGACATGCGGCGAATCATTCATATGGTTGAACCGGGGAGAGACCGACGGCCTAACTGATGACCAGATTGCCTTGTTGCCGGTGTTGGAGATGTATCCGCTACCGTCTTATCGTATGGATATTGTACCGGATCCAGAGAACTTATGGGGCATTACCGGCTACCTGTTGGATGCAGGAGGTATTAAAATACCTTTCAAGAAAAGCGAAGTAATCCACTGGAAGGATACTAACCTATTATTCGACACGACAACCAAAGACCATCTGCGCGGCATGTCACCTTTGAAACCAGGCGCAGCTACCTTACAGCAGAACAATGATGCCACGCACTCGGCGATACGGATGTATCAGAACGATGGCGCTAAGGCGGCTATATATAACAAGACACTTGACAAGATGACACCTACGCAAGAAACACAGATGCGTAATGTGATTGATCGCAAGCTTAATAACAATGACGTAAAGGGTGCCGTGGCGGCATTACAGGGCGAATGGGGTGTTATTGATCTGAGCAAGTCTTCAATAGACCTGGACCTTCTGAAGGGCAAAGAAATGTCTATGATGATGTTGTGTTTCCTTTTCGGAGTGCCTTATACCTTATTCGATCCAAATACCGCATGGGCAAACTCTGAATGGCAACAAAAGAATTGGGTAAGCAACCGGATTATGCCGGCTTCTACCGAGCTTGATGATGAACTGAATCGGGTATTACTGCGGGCGTTCGCATTGGAGGGTAAATTCATTATTCAGTGCGATTATAGCCAGCTTCCAGAGATGCAAGCTGATTTGAAGTCGTTGACCGAGTGGCTAAAGGAAGCGTGGTGGATTAAACCAAATGAAAGGCGCGATCTTATGGGTTGGGAGAAAGATGATGCCGAACCTCTGATGGACGAATATTGGATACCCAATAACCTTACGCCAATGAGCCAGTTACAGGGCGATGGCTTCGACCAGATGCTTAATGACCTGGGCGTGGCGGGGGCCAATGATTATGCGAAGCCAGTTACGGTGCCGGCAAAGACTAATGGGCAGTTAAATGGGGCGAAAACTAATTAAGCATATGACACATATTGCAGATATAGTAAGTAAGGCTGCCAATACGACCCCAATAACGCTTGAAGCTATGATGGCAGCGATTGACAAGCTCAATGAAAGGCCATCTATATTCCCGGAAGGTCACCCCTTTCATGGGGTATTTGAAGTCAAGGAATGTGCAGCGTTAAAGGGTTCGCAAGTAGTTATTATAAAAGGGGATACGATGCATTACTGGCCTGATGCATTTGAGGCGAATGAGGTTAAGATACTGCGGTTGCCTCCATTGCCTGATACTAAGCCTTTAATAAATTTCTCGTGGGAATTTAGGCCAACTTCAAATTTGGAATTCTAACAATGGTGTATACACCACAATTAACATACCGATCCGAGTCATGTAAGCAACTTGACGAACGCATACAGTCCGGCGCAGGCATCGCTTCTCTTAATGTAACGGTAAATATTGACGCCATACTGCCCAACCGGAACGAGGAAGTTATAAATCAAGTTGCAATTGCTATTGCGGAAAATGCTAATTTTGTTTTGTTATCCGACAAAAGTCATTACATTATAATAATTCCTTGTAAATTAGCAGTGGCATGTTATGTCGATGGAGTAGAACAGACAATGGAAGTAATGAACGACATGCAGCAATTTCAGAACAGAGTTAAGATAGCTTTTGCAGTATATGATAAATTCTACCGAATTGATAGACGTATCGAAAATAGAGGAAATGGTAATGAACCGCTTCCCCTTCATTCCGACAGAAAAGACCTGTCAGACGGAGAGGCGGACAAGGAACGGAGCCAGGCAAGCATTACGTGAGAAGCTATACAATTTATACAAGGAGCAACAGAAGCAATGTCAAAACAACGGGAGTATATAAGCCTCAATTGTTGTAATTGTGGGCGCCATCTGGCGGAAAAGAAAGTGTCAAATGAAGGCAAGCAGTGGGGAGGCATACGGATTACCTGCCACACCTGTAAGACAGTGAACGTGTTTGAGACGGAAAACAAAGTAATTCAGGAGCCTTATGGCGAGCGACAGAGATATTCGAGAAAGAGCGCATAAGGTTCACTAACATATTGTAGACCAAATTTCAGCCCGGTCAAATTTTAAAGGGGCAATTCAACAGATAAAAATGTTGGGTTGCCCCTTTCGCATTTACGCCCATGACAGCAAACCAGCGGCAAGCATACAGCCAACAGCATATAGCCAGAATGAATAAGCTGGAAAAGAAGTATGTCAGGAAGGTATATAATGCCCTGTTTAGCCAGGTTCAGAAGTTCATTGATGATATGAGTACCCACGGTCTGCAGGCCGCCACAAACCGATTGCATGTATCAGTGGCAGCCAATGAAGAAATAGGACCAGTGATACAGGACATGCACAAAGATGCCGGCTTGTACTTCGGGAAGAAAACCTACTACGAGATCAGGCGTAGCGCAAAGAAGAAGATTGAGAAAGCCGGTTTCGGGTTGTCTGAAGAATGGCTCAACGCCATTATCGCCTTTTTCAAAAATGAATATTTCATCCTGGTGAAAAATATCAGTGATACCACAAAGGATATAATATTCAAAGTTCTTTCAAAAGCAGCAGAAGAGGGATTGTCGAATGATGATATCGTGAAGGAGTTAAAGGCGCCTGAGATCAATGCGGCCAGGGCCAGGCTAATTGCCCGCACAGAGCTTGGCAAAGGGGCCTTTGCTGGAAGAAAGATCGCCGCTGACGATTCAGAGTGGGAGATAGAGAAAGAGTGGATATCGGCCCACGATCATCGAGTCAGGCATTCACACAGGGGAGTAGATGGAGAGGTAATAGATGTGGATGCAAAGTACGCGGTAGAGACACCAAAAGGTGGAGTGGATTACATGGAGGGGCCGGGAGATCCAACAGCCAGTGCGGCGAATATCTGCAATTGCCGCTGTGTGACCGCCACAAGAGCAAAGCGGGACGAAAACGGTCGGCTGATACCAAAGACCAAAGTAATACCAATAGGCGGAGGAAGCCTTTCACAAACAGGATAATAACAACTTAAATACAATGATTACAAAAGCGATTGACCTAAGCGTAAAAGATATCGACCTCAACAAGCGTGAGGCGGTTATTGCTTTTGCTACATATAAATCTTTAGACCTCGATGGCGATCGCAGCAATCGAGGCATGTTCGATAAAAGCTGGCGTGAACAGCCGACTATAGTTCGTTACTTTCTCAACCACGAAAAAAAGCAGGCGCCGGGTAAGATTGAGCAACTGTGGGATGATGCCGATCATGCCTATGCCAGGGTGAAACATGGCACCCATACTTTGGGTGAAGATGTACTGAAGCAGCTGGATGAAGGCATTATAGTGGCGGCCTCATTCGGGTTTGATCCTGTCAAATACAAGGACATTAAAGGCAAAGGCAAAGACTTCACTGAAGTAAAGCACTACGAAGTATCTGCCCTTACTCACTGGGGCGCTCATACTGACAGCGGGCCTGTAGCAGTTCAAAAGGCGCTGGCCGGCCAAAAGTTCAGGCTTAAACAACTCAGCCAGGATGAACAGGATATACTGAATCAGATCATGGTTAACGGCATAGATAATATTCAGGCAGCAATTGCTGTAGCCGCTAATCTGGACCCCGAATCTGATCTGTACTGTTGCATCATGTGGATGATCGCCCAGCAGGCCAGTATCGTGGGTGATGTAAGGTGTCAATTGAGTTATGGCATGAAAGAAGCCACGCAGAACCAGATTGTAAAGATGCAGAAGTTCATCCGCAACAGCACTGCATCGGATGAATGCATCAAGTCCGTTCAAAAATCGCTTAATATTCTCCTAAATAAAGATTCTGATACCGCGACAACCACTGACAATTCATTGGTAAAATGCCGTAAGTGCGGAACGCACTCGGTAGCGCAGACCAATGATAATGGCAGCATTCAATGCGCAGAATGCGGTCACCTCATTAAAGAGGGTAGTCAGCCGGACGCCAGCAGAAATAAGGATGAGTTAAGACGCAAAGCGTTGCTGCTTAAAGCCAAAATGGCTATGAGTAGCGATGATTAAATCATCATTTAACTTATTTCACAATGGCAGACGAATTAGAAGTTCTCGAAAGTCTCGTAGACGACTTCGGGAAGTTCAAAACAAAAAGCAAAAAAGACCTCGATGAGGTTAAGGCCCTCGCCGAAAAGGCGCTCACATCCAAAGAACTCGAAGAAAAACACGCCGAAGCAAAGAAGTGGATTGATGACCTGAACACAAAAGTTGAGGAAATCAATACCGACATTGCCGCCAAAGGTGCCACTGTAAAGCAATTGCAGGACGAACTGCAGGAGTTTAAGGCCCGTCGTGGCCGTGTTTATACACCGGATGGCCAGGAAGAAGAAAGCACTAAGAACCTGCTAAAAGCCGGTTTTGCCGAAAACTTTGATAAGATCAAAGAGCAGGCGAATGAGCCCAAAGCTGAACACAAGTTCAAGGTGAAATCTGTTGGTAACATGACAGCTTCTGCTAACCTTACAGGTAGCGTTCAAGCAACATATGCCTCACAGCCCGCTTTACGTGGCCGCCAGAAAGTCCATTTCCGCGACCTGGTGAACGTGATCCCATCGGCTACCGGTCTTTGGAAGTTTTACCGCCAGAATAAACCTGTAGGTGAAGGCTCTTTTGACTTTCAGACCACACATGCCGCCGTTAAAAACCAATTGGATTACGACTTCACTGAAGTAACCGTGACCGTTGATTATCTGGCTGGCTTTGTTCGCATTGCCAAACAGATGCTCCAGGATTTGCCATTCATGCAAACCTTCGTATCGAATGAGCTCGTGGAGGACTACCTGCGCACAGAAGACCTGAAATTCTTCATGCAAGTGGCCGGCGCTGCAACTGGCAACACTTCAAACCTCACCAGCACAGTAACAGTTGAAAAGATCATTCAGGCTATTGCAAACATGGGGGATGATGATTACGATCCTAATGGTATCGTAGCCACCAACCAAGTGTGGGCGAAAATCCTGTTGACAAAACCAAACGATTACAGTTTGCCTGCTGGTAACGCAGTAACTGTTGCCGCCAACGGTGATGTAAACATCCTGGGCATTCCGGTAATCAAGGTGAAAGACACCTACATCGGCGCAAACAGGGTATTGATCGGTGACTGGACAAAAGCGGCCATCATTCAAACCGAAGGGTTAAATGTAAACATGTACGAGCAAGACAGCGACAACGTACAACGTAACCTGATTACAGTGAAAGCTGAAGCCCGTGTGGCCCTGGCTCAACTGCGTCTTGATGCGTTCACCTACTTTGGCGCTGGTACAACATAGTAGATAAATATCAAGTTGGTAGTGCCTGGGAACGCTACCAACTTGCGTTAGTAAGTTTAAAAGTCCGGTCTATCATTTCCCAGATGAGAAGCCGGATTTTTGTTTTGTATGGTAACAAAGAAATCATGGCAGGAGTTCCGGGATACCGGTTTATTTATGTTTGTTAATACCATCCTACATGCCTTTGGATGGGCGTTGGTTGTTGATTTAAATGAAGAAAAGGAAATTGTTGAGTGCTATCCAGCCCGTGTTAAGTTCAGAGGATTCGGCACTTTGCATCAAGGCGAGATGCATAAAAAGATTGGTGCTTATTTAAAGGAGAATGCGGAACAGCTTGAAAAGGAGGCGAATGATGAATAACTGGAACTTCTTCGACCGTATTACTTGCCTCACCCTCGGCGGCGACGAATGGACATATGCAGAGGCCGAGTTTAACGCAGTTGGGTTGAAGGCAAGGCCATTCCAGGCTATTCCATCAATAGGGCCTCATCAATCATTTAATCTTTCTACCTATCAAATCCTAAAAGAGTTCTTTGAAAGTAAAGACCATACGTTGCTTTTCCTTGAAGATGATTGTGAGTTTCGCGATCTGCATCTTATGTCGAAGGTGCTGCGTGAGCTGCCGAAAGACTTTGATATATTCTACCTGGGTGCCAATATTCGTGATGAAAAGCCGCAGCGTATCAGTCAGCACATTTACCGGGTGAGTGATTGCTGGACTACCCATGCAGTAGTGTACCGGAAGCCGATCGTTAAGTTTATCCTGGACAACCACCCGGGAGAAAGCGAACAGATGTATGATAACTGGTTGGCCGGTCAGCTACCCAACTGGAAGGCTTATGTATGCAAGCCCTTTCTGGCTTACCAGCGGCCCCGTAAATCGGCTATATGGAATGAAGTGGTGAACTATGAGAACATATTTAAGGAAAGTCAAATGAAACTTGTATGAAGAAGCAGAGGCCATATTGTCTTTATACAACAAGTAAGTTTTGCGGGATTGGAATTATGTTCATTGTAGATCCACCTTTCACTACAATCAGGCGATCATGGTCATTTGAAATAAGGCTAGGTTGGGTTGCATTTTGGTTTGTAAAGGATACTATTAATAATAAGAAACATGATGCCAGTAAATTTTGAGGGCGCCCATGAGATCGAAAAGCCCGAAGATATGACGGACGAACAATGCACCAGCATTTGGGCCAAATGTGGTCTGCAAGGTCTAAAGCAAGTGTTCAAAGATGGCGCTGCATCGGTTCCACCTGCTGTTTATGATAGCATTGATGCGGACAAGTTCCATTTCTTCCTGACGGCATGGAAGCCAAATAAAGAAGACTTGGAAGCACTTAACCGCGGCGAGCCGATCTATGTAAAGACCATAGCCAATGGCCTGCCACCAATGGCATTGTTCACGTTAGATAAAAATGGGGAGGCTAACCAATGAAAAGCGATTTTAGCATATTTGATAACCCCCAATATAAGTTGCGAAAATCTCAGGCAGAACAAGATTTCTTATCAAATTCAAACGATAGTAAAATGAATACAATCGAGAAAGCCCTGGCCGATAAAGCTGAAATGGAGGCAAATATAGCAAAAACAATTTTCGAGTATCAACGCAATTACCCGGGTTTAAGGGTTGAGAGTATAAGTATTATAACCACCATAGTAAACGGGCACCCGCCAATTCAAAAAATAGAAAGCAAAATTAATATTGGCTAATGACCCGCCTCATCACCTTCACAGACGACAACATGACTATGGCCGCGGATATCTGCAAAGCGAGTGCATTACAGAACAATGTGCATGAGGCGAAGATATACCGACTGAAGGACATTGATGTCAAGTTCGCGAAAATGAATAAAGCTATCCTGGATCAACCACGCGGCTGCGGGTATTGGCTTTGGAAACCTTATTTCATCGATCAGGAACTGAAGAAGATGAAGGACGGCGACTACCTGATTTATTGCGATGCCGGTGTAGAGATTATCAACAACGTGAACCATATTATTGATCGGATGGCCGGGGATATCTGGCTGTTTGGCAATAAGTTTCAGCATGTTCATTGGTGTAAGGCGGATGTTATTTTGGCAATAAATGACAATTGGAGGAATGACCCTTTTGCTAACTATGGCAGTCAAGTGCAGGCCAGTGTCATAATTATTCGCAATTCGCAAAGCGCAAGGGTATTTGTCAAAGAATGGTTATTATTGTGTACGGCCCCAGGATTAATTGATGATAGCTCCAGTAAATTGCCTAATCATCCTGAGTTCCAAGAACATCGGCACGATCAGGCCATACTCACGGCATTAGCCTACAGGGAGCGAATAACCCCCTTACATTGGTGGCCCGCCATGTATAACGCCGGGCACTTTACCTATGAGAAAACCGGTTTTAATGATACCTACCCTGTTTTATTTCATCACCATCGACTTAGAAACAACGACTTTACCGCAACCGATGACCTTAACCGGCATATGCAAAAGTATTTCAAATCAAAATATTCGTTCGTATGAATTGGGTAAAGAGAAATTTGGAAGTTTTGTTAGTAATAATTTTTTCCGCCATATTCATGAGCGGAATCGGCGCATTGTTATATTTTGGAGGAAAGGAAAGTGGAGATCCAAAAGTACTAAGAACATTCAATATTACATTGATAACTGGACAGAAAAAAATTGTATCCTATTGGATGAATAAAGAGTCCGAAGTATCTGTTTATAGCTATCACGGTAGTTATTGGCTTGAGTATACATGGCACAGTAAGCTGGGGTGGAATATTAGACGTGCCAATGCAGGCGTAATTTATTTTGAAGAAATAAGAAATAATTACCAATGAGTAAAATATCCCTCCACCCAGAATCATTGACCACCTGGCAAGATCAGCGCCTCGAACGACTGCGATATGAGTATGAACTTACGCCTGAAAGTGTTGTCATTGACCTGGGAGCCTATTATGGTGAGTGGGCTACTGAAATGTTTAATCGTTACATGGTCTGTCCGATAGTGATTGAGCCAACAGAATATATTAGAGATTACAAGTATGGGACAATCATTAATAAAGCAGCCGGTACCCACAACGGCAAAATGTCTTTCGGTGGTCGTGCTTATTACACCAGCACTTTCGAGCAAGGAGATCATGAGTACGAGTGTGTAGATGTAAACAATATCATTAATAGGTGGCCTATTATTGACCTACTGAAAATAAACATCGAGGGCGCAGAGTATGATATACTCAGCCACATCATTGGCGCCGGCCTGCATACCCGGATCAAAAACATTCAGGTTCAGTTCCATCAGATCGAGGGGCTGCCATACGAAATATGGTACAAGGAGATCGCAGATAAACTAAGGAAAACTCATTCATTAACCTGGCAATACCCATATTGCTGGGAAAACTGGCAACTTATTAATCATTCATAAAAAACATTACAATGCAAAAGAAAATTCTAACACAGGAGGATTTCGATAATAACCCAGAATTGTCAAACGAAGGATTAAAAATTGGGGACGAAATTGAAATCCCTGAGGGCGATGAACAAAAAGAAATTTCATTATATGAAAAAAAAGCAAGCCCGCTGAAGGAAATTGTTAAAAATATTTCAGAGCTATCTCAAGCAGACCGGCTTGTGCTATATGGTCGCCTCGATAAACTCGCATATCATGACCGCGATCGTTTTTCAGGCGGGTTAGATAGTGACCCTGCAATCTTTGAACAAGCAATTAATAGCCTTTAATAATAAATGGCAATTACCTACATAGGATCAACCAGTAGGCCAGGCGATGGCGGTGCGCAAGCAGGTAGTGTTACCTCTGCGCTATCCATTGCTGCATTGGGTGTAACTACCGGTGATCTTGTGGTGGTAATAGCACATTATAGAGGGAATGCCACCTTGCAGCCAGAAGCTCAGATGGCTGGACAAACATGGAACAGCCTTACGCAATTCAACGATACTGGTAGCCTCTGCGCTGTTAGAGTATTCTGGGCCAGATGGGATAATGCCACTTACAATGGCAATGATCCTAACTTTGAAGTTATATCCGGAGGGTCCACCATTGCCTTTACGACCGTTGGACATGTTTTCAGGCCAACATCTGGATCTAACACTTGGGCTGTGGATAATGCCTTGTCTAATGCTTCATATGCAGCGCCGTCCACTCCATTCACCGTTTCAATTACTGGCGTTACTCCTACACATGCCAGTTCGGTGGCAATAGCCGGTTGGTTTAGCGAAGATGATAATACATGGGGGACGCTAAGCGGAACAGGTTGGAGTGTTTTAGGGGATGCGCAATATAGGAATACTACAGGTAACGACATGAGCAGCTCCTATGCCTACAAGATACAATCAAGTGCCGCTGCAACCGGAAGCGTAAGTAAAAACCAGGCAACACTCGGTGGTGACGCGGGAGCCACGTTTATTATTTCTTTCTATGAAGCCAGTTCAGGAGCGTACACTTTGCCAATAACTACTGCCTCATTCACGCAGACGAACACTGCAGTAGGGCTGTTAATGGGCAGGAGTTTAACGTTATCAACATCTTCATTCACTTATACGCCAAAAACATTAAATCTTTTACATGGTTATAGGGTAGTATTATCACCGGCCGCTTATACGCTTACTAATATTTCAGTAGGATTATCAGCTGCAAGAAGATCGGCAATATCGCCGCTTGCACTCAGTTCAACGGCTCAGTCTGTAGGCTTATTAGCTGGCAAAAGACTGGCTATTACATCAGCCGCCTACACTTTAACTAACCAAAGTAATGCGTTAACTATTCAGCGTAGAATAGCTTTAACGACAGGAAGCTATACGGTTACCAGATTGCCTATTGGGTTATTAGCAACACGAAGATTGCCTGTGGCGACGGCCAGTTATACATTAACCTTAGTTAATGTAGGGCTAAATTTTGGATTCAGATTATCTATCAATCCGGCGTCATTTGCTGTCACCACCGTCGCTGCCGGATTAAGGGCTGCTAGAACAATTCCAGTAAGTGCCGTATCGTTCACGGTAACCACTATACTGGCTGCACTAAAGTCGAACCGATTGCTCCCGGTTTCGCCGGCAACGTTTTCGTTATCATTAAATAATATAGGATTATTATACGGTAGTATTGAAAATTACAGCTTACAGATTAACGCACTCGCCCTTGCCATTACAAGAAACCAAGTCGGATTGTTGGCTAACCGAACTATGCCTGTTAATAAGGCATCGTTTGATTTGGCATATCTTAATGCCCAGTTAGTAACTGGCAGGAGGTTAGCAATATCTACAGCACCTTTAATCATTCAGTGGCAAAATGTAGCACAGTTATTAGCTCGGATTTTCAATATAGGCACGGTCTCATATACATTAAACGGGAACGACGTATCCTTCTCCATAAGTACTGTCAATGCTAACCAGGTTATACAATTGATAAGCCATATAAACGGGTCGGTGGCCGGCCAATCAAATATTTCAATAACATCTAATAATTCATCTAACATAGGAAGTCTTATTGATTCAGAATCTGATATAAACGATCAGCAACAATTAAACTCTAACATCATAACAACAAACTGATTACTATGGCAACGTTAAGTAAATTCAATTCATTCGTAGAGGCTGTAGCGGAAAAGGTTCATAACCTGGGTAGTGACAGCTTAAAGGTCATGCTAACCAATACCGCACCCGTAGCTACTAATACCGTAAAGACAGATATTACGGAAATATCAGCAGGTAATGGTTATACTGCCGGCGGTACAGCTGCTACAATATCGTCATCCGCACAAACATCAGGTACCTACAAGCTAGTATTGGCTGACGTGGTATTCACTGCATCAGGAGGCAGCATAGGGCCGTTCCGGTATATTGTTCTGTATAACGACACAGCTACCAATAAGGAATTGATAGCCTATGCAGACTATGGTTCATCAATTACACTCGCCACCGGTGAAACATTCACAACAGACTTCGACGGCACTAACGGAGTTCTTACAATTGCATAATCATGAGTATACTTTATACAGGTTCAGGCCTGTTAACCCTGACATTGGATACCGGCCGGGACCTGACCGGCGCCAGTAATCCCAAAATACTCTATCAGAAACCTGATGGAACAAAAGGTGAATGGACTGCAACAATTTCCGGCCAGTCATTAACATATGCTGTGATCAATACAGATATAGATCAGGCTGGCGTATGGAAGCTGCAAACCTACATCGAGGTAGCCGCCAAAAAGGGCTATGGCGAGATAGTTGAGCAGGTATTTGAAAAACCACTAACATCATCATAATGTTATCGTTCTATAATAAGTTCGCAAAAGACATTGTATATAGCCAGAACGGAGAGGAAGGTTTACTGCAGGAAATATTGAGGCGCATAAAGATCGGAAAAGGCAACTGCGTAGAAACCGGTGGCCACAATGGTAAATACCTTTCTAATACGGCGCTCTTGATCGATAATGGCTGGTCCGGAAAGTTTATCGAGGCCAATTATGACTTATGGGAACAGTGCTGCAGGAACTGGCAGGGCAATGAGAATGTAAAGAGCATCTGTTCTTTTGTTTCCGATGCCAATATCAACGCTTTTATTGATGAAACAACCGACGTGTTAAGCATTGACGTGGACGGCATCGATTACCAAATTTTTAAAGCCATGGAATCTAAACCAGCCGTTGTTATTATTGAGATCGACAGCAGCATTCCGCCAGATGCCGATCATTTCAATCGGGAGGGCGGGGCGGGTTATTTGCCCATGGTGAAACTAGGCATTGAGAAAGGGTACTTCCTGCTTTGCCATACCGGTAACCTTGTCTTTGTTGACAAGCAGTATAAAAAGTTGTTCCCTGAGATCAAAGGTGACGGGCTGAAGAACTCAGGAGAATATTTTAGAACTAATTGGTTAAATGTTGCGGTATGAAAGGCTACTGTACAATGACATCCATTGGTAATTATGGTCGATTCGCAAATATGTTATTCCAGGTAGCCGGCGTGATCGGTGTTGCCCGCAAAAACGGTCTGCAACCGGTATTCAAGCCTCTGGTGAACCTGGATCATAAAGAGCGTTTCGGCAGCTCTGAGGATATTGATGTATGGAAATACTTTAAAAATCCTTTGCCTGCCATGCCGGCCGGTATCCAATGGCGTGATCGACCAGTTGAGTGGGGGTATCAAGATGTGCGCCTGGGGCCGGGCAATTGGAACCTGTCAGGCCACTTTCAGTCGTTCAAGTACTTCGCTCATTGCTTTGATGAGGTGAAATATTATATGCGGATGAAGGATGAACCAGGGGTGCAGGATGTTTGCGCTATACATGTTAGGCTAGGTGATTATGACGGCGGCTATCACCCGCGGTTAAGTATTGATTACTATTCTGCCGCAATGCAGCGCATGCCTGGTGGAACTAAATTTATTCTTTTCAGTGACGAGCCAAATACTGCTATGGCAATGCTTCATTCATTCGATCATAAATATGCCATTTCTTATTCAGGCGAAAGTTCATATATAGACGATTTTAAACTAATGAAATCCTGCCGCCACTTCATTATCGGCAATAGCTCCTACAGCGCCATGGCAGCCATATTGGGTGAGGCAAAAGATAAGCGGGTAATTGCACCATCTCCCTGGTTTGGTCCGAAGTATACGAATATAACTGGCCGGGACATTTATTGTGATGACTGGACTGTGATTAACTACGAAAATAAATTACATGGAGCATTATAAAGGATTATGGAATAGAGCTTATTTACATAAAAGCTCATTTAATGGGTGGCAAACCTATTATGGTGAGATTTTAAGTTTTAATGGAACTGGTGAGACTGTGGCTATCTTTAAATTAAGAAAGTTACATATCAAAACAGGCATGGCATTCTTGACAGAGAATGGTATTGAGAAAGATAAGACTATACAATTAAAAAAAAGAAACTGGATTCAGGCAAACCCTGTTACCATCAAAAACTAATGGCATGAACCTCCTTTGGAATATACATCTTTATCCACCCGGCCACAATTGCGGCTCCGAATATTACGCCCACAACATCAACAAGTACCTGGTCAGCAAAGGGCATAATGTTCGGGTAGTGCTCCAGCAAGCAATCATGCATAATGTTAAGGTGCCGTACGACATTGATGGGGTTTCAGTCTTCGGCCCCAATGGCTCGACAGATCAGTTCTTATGGGCTGACATGCTCTTAACGCACCTTGACTTCACACACCATACCATCGGCATTGCGGAAGCGATCAATAAACCGATTATCAACGTCATCCACAATTCGCATCCATACCAGTGCATCCAGAATGCCAGACGCAACAATTATTGCCTCTACAATAGCCGATGGATACAACAGAAGCTCAATTACCAATGGCCGTCAATGGTGTTTACACCACCTATTGACTACCGTTATTTCGATTTAGGTAAGTTTCCACGTGAAAATGAATACATAACTCTGATAAACCTGGATGAGAATAAAGGCGGATTTATACTACGCCGGCTGGCCGAGGCCATGCCAAACAAAAAGTTTTTGGCAGTTAAGGGCAGTTACAGCGAGCCACATTACATCGGCCAGGCATCCAACTTTCCACCAAACGTTAAAGTTATTCCGAACACCCCTAACATATTGGAAGTGTACGCACAGACACGTATTTTACTTATGCTTTCCAGGTACGAAAGCTGGGGCATGACTGCCACAGAGGCGATGTGTAATGGTATACCTGTCATATGTACTCCAACGGAGGGACTGAAAGAAAACTGTGCTGATGCTGGCATCTATATCCCAGCCAGGGAGGAACCTGAACGTGACACCAATAGGATAATATTGAAAGATGACCGGGATACTTACGATATTGCGTATCTTGTGAAACAAATAACAAAGCTGGATAACGACAAAAAATATTACAAGGTCGTTAGTGATAAGTGCAGAGCCCGGGGCCGTGACCTTGATCCGCAGAAAGGGCTTATGGAGGTTGAGAAGTTCTTGTATACAGCAGCTAATACCAGCAGGCCACAACAACAGCATAGGAGGGTTACGTATTTATGACCTATTTACCACGCCATACTGATAATAATATCCATGACTGCCAGTTTGATGAATCTGGCGCCACGGAATTAATTAATTTAGCTCAATTGAAAGCTCATTTACAGATCACCTATTCTGATGATGATGTTTACCTGACTGAACTTATTGCAGCATGTCGGGCAGCTATTGAGCAATTTTGTTGTATTAGCTTGGTGGAGAAAACAATTACCTTATTCGCTGATTTATATTGTGAAAGAGAGTTGCCTTACGGGCCAGTGGCGTCCCTTACATCGGCTTCATTGAAAACAGGCAATAGTGTATATACCATACAAACAGCGAATGACGACTACGAGCTGGATGGCATTACTGGCGGCTTCCAGAAGTTTAAACCATATAGCGGCGGCCGGTGGAAGATTGTTTACAATACTGGGTATGATGCCGCCAAAGTGCCGAAAGATCTTATTCTTGACCTTAAGCGGGTATGTGGCTATTGTTATGAGCATAAAGGAGATGAGGCATTGATGAGCTTAAAAGGAGGTCAAGAAAGACAAATGGGATTAGACCAAGCGCTTGAATTATTTGCGAGTAAACACCGGAGGTTAGTATGGCTATAAGAAATCCCGACATTGGTAAACTTCGTGATTCTGGGCAGCTGCAAATTAATACACCAGTTCAACAAGGTGCAGGATTTAAAGATAATTATGCCACATTGCTTACCTGCCGGGGTAATTTAACTAAGTCAAGAGGTTATCGATCTTTGAATAGCAGTGAGACAAACATAAATGCTGATTGGGTTTGGGTATGCAGGTACCAGATTGCCATTGATAGCATAACGAATAAGAAGGCGATCCGATGGATTATAGATGGTCGTAGGTTCACGGTAAACAATTACGAGTTGATCGATCAGAAAAAAAAATATTACAGGTTTACCCTCCTGGAAAATGAATAATGGCGGAGTTATCACTATCGATAAAGTTTTATTGGGAGGAACAACCAGGGAATTGTCAACCATGTGAGGCATGTAAAGAGCCAATTTATTTTAGGCGATTTGTACCGGTAGTTCAGGTAGGACAATCTGTAACCGCTCTAAAGATTTCCTTTTGCGAAAGTTGTTACAATTTGGTAAACGATGGCGTTTAAATTTGAAATAAAAGGATTTGATCAACTTCAAAAGCGGTTGGGTAATTTACCGGCTAAACTCAGAAAAGAGGTTGGCGGTGAAATACAAGATGGCGCCCGCAGAATTAATGCAAAGCAGGTCCGACTTGTTCCAGTTGATGAAGGTGGCATTAAACAGTCCACCACAACGCAAAAGATTAGTGAATTGGAAGTTAGTATAACCAGTAGCAAACGCTATGCTCCATTCATGGAATTTGGAACAAAAAGGCGCGTACTTATACCGGCTGAAGTTCAGGAATTTGCGGCCCAGTTCAATGTTAAGGGGCCAAAAATTGGCTTTGAAGCTTTTTTAAACATCATAACGGTATGGGCTCAAAGAAAAGGGATTGAAGACAAGGCTGCCTATCCAATTGCAATTAGCATCTTGAGACACGGTGTAAAGCCTCATCCGTTTTTCTTTCAACCCTTTTTTGATGAAAAAGATATAATTGTTAAGCATGTTGAAAACGTTTTGAAAGACTTATGAAAGATCCGCATAAAGCATTTCGGATGGCCGTTTTTTCGGCACTTAATGGTAATCTGACTGATCTGGATAGCCATGCGGTTCAGGTATTCGATGGAAAAGCTACTGATGCAGTAAGCAATACTTATGTGATCTTATCTACAGAAACCGGTAACCAAATACCAAACTTTAGTTTATTTTTACATGACAGTTCAATTTTGCTGCAGATAGAGGCGAAAACAGATGACACGACCAGCAAAGATGCACTGGATTATGTGAGCGAACAGATTACTCAGATTCTTTTCCCAGGACCAGCTACCGACGGACTTGTGCAGCAAAGTGGATTTCAAATTAATTGCCTGCAGGCGCAAAGTGTGAACAGCAGTGAAGTTAGTTTACAGAATGCACAAACGGAGGTAGCGAAGTTTTTGAGATTGACGGCGAAGATCGCACAATTATGAGACTGATGGCCATTTAAACAAGCCCGGCCAAAATTATAGGGGCATCGATTCGAAAGAGTCGGTGCCCCTTTTTCATTTTACACCATTCAACAAAATAAAATGACAACGATTCAATCATCTACCTCGCCTATAGAGTTATCATTTGATAATGAAGTAAGCTGGCAGGTTCTTGTTTGTTTGGAGGCGTATAATGTGCCTACCGAATTACCTACCACCGTTACTAATACCCTTACCTGCGGGCAGGTGGTTGGAGTGGGTACCCAAACATTTAACCCTACCGGCACTGCGGTTTGCCGGGCCGATCCTGATGCGGGATCACAGGTAACCTATAGTAGGTTGCTTACAGCGCAGACGAACATTGAAACAATCAAGTTCAGAGTGCGTAATCCTTCCAGCGGATCAACTGGAAACAATTTCTTTTTAAAGGGAAGCTGTAAGGTGACCTCGCTGGATTTACAGTTTGCGCCCAATGACGTAATTAAGTTTTCATGGACGCTTACCGGTGAAGGTATCCTGGACATCAGTAACCCATAAAAATTATCATGCTACAACAACGAGGTTTTTATACCATAAAACTGGGGGATGGTAAACAAGTCCCTTTGCGATTCTGCACCTGGACGTTCAAACGGTTCTGTGAGATCAACGGTAATATGACATTGAGCCAGTTACAGGACGCCCTGAGTACAGGCATGACGCTTTCAGGTTTCATTTCCCTTCTTCTTTGTGCAGCTGAATATGTAAGCATTAAAGAAAACAGGGAGTTTACTCATACCGAAATGGATGCATCGGATTGGATCGATGAAATGGGCGGTATTGCAGGAGGCGGATTTGTGGCTATGTTAAAAATAATCATTGAATCTTTCACCGATAGCGGATCGAATGGGCAAGAAAAAAAAATTCCCGTAAAAACCAAGAGCTGACCTGGGATTTACTATTAGACATATGTTCTGAACTGCAATTAATGCCTGAGCAATATTATGATCTAACGGTAGGGGAAATTTTAAGGCATTACCGTGGATATCAGAAACGAGAATCATATCAGTGGGAGCGGGCCAGATTCATAGCATGGTATGGCTCGTTACCATATCTAAAGAAAGGGGCGCATATGGTCCCAGAAGACATAATGAGCTTACCAACTGATCCAAGTGAGGAAGAAATGATATTGAGAAAAGAAACTCAGGCAGAGGCGGATAAAGAGGCTATGGATGCAGTATTTGAAACTTATCGACAAATGGGTTATTCAGTATAATGGCAGACGCAGGACTACAAATAGTAATCGGGGCCGATATATCGGCTGCAACATCTGAGCTAAAGAAAGCATCCGGTGACGTGCAAAAATTTGGTGACGTTGTTGAAGGAAGTATTGAGGAGGCGCGTTTGACAGTTAAACGAATGAAAGCTGAAATAGCCAGCTTTTCCCAGGCTCAACTAAAATCTACATTCGGTAAAGAATTAATTGCTGATTTTAAACAAGCCCAGATAGAATTAAAAAAGCTTGAAAGAGAAGCAAACCTAATTTCTACCAATTCTGCTAACAAGCAAACTGTCAGAGGTGGAGTAGAACTTTCCAATCTTGCAATCGGTCAGGGTTCTGAAATTCAAAACCTTAATTCGTTATCTCATACATTTTCTCGCTTAGTTGTTGAAACAGGATCGGCAAAGGGGGCGCTTGCCGCTCTTTCAGCATCTTTATTCAGCAGTACTGGATTAATTCTTGCATTGCCCTTAGCTATAGCAGGTATATCAAAACTGATAGAGCATTTCACAGAATTGTCTGACAAGGAAAAGCAATTAAAGACAGATCATGAAAAACTAAAAAGTGCAGAAGGTGAAATATTCGCCAATGTAGGTAAAGAAGCTTCTCAAGTTGCTGTCCTTGTTGACGTACTCGGTAGTGAAACAGAAACACGCAAACGTAAAAATGAAGCTCTAAAAGAACTTCAGAAATTGGCGCCTGATAATTTTTCAAACTTAAAACTTGAAGGAGATACTGTTAAGGGGTTGACAACAGCCTATGATGAATATATTAAAAACCTGCGCAATGTAGTTGCGGTAAAAGTACTTCAAACCAGGCTTGAACAGTTATTGGAGCAGCAATTGAGGCAACAGGGTACGACTGCTTCAGGCATAGCTCGTTTAGGTACTATCGAAGGTGAAAAAGAACAATTGCAGCGACTGCGTGAAGAGTATAAAAAAACAGGCGACCCTACCACGCTTCATCAAATAGATTTACTAACCCAATCACTCAAGGCTAACGATAATGCTTTAGGTAGTATTGATAAACAAATCGAACAGGTTAACGATCAAATAAAAGGATTAACAACAGGAGTAACGCTTCATAAAGAAGCTACAAAAAAAGATAGCGATGAATTAAATAAACAGCTTGCTATACTGGAAAAGATACGTGATTCCGCTAAAGAGGCCCAGGGTAAGCAATTCGATTTAAAAGACGTTGAATCGGCAACTGATAAGTTAGCCAAATTAGAGCAACAGGTTGGAGATTTGAAGCTTAAGATTGGTATAAGAGATGCAAAGAAAGCTGGGTTACCGGCAGGTGAAATAACTAAGTTATCAGAAGCAATAAAAGAAGATACACAGAAGAGATTAAATGATGCATTTGAAAAAGAGGCGCTTCTGTTAGAATTTAATCCTAAGCTGAAACCGAGCCGCGTTGACAGGCTCGATGTTTCCGAATTGGCAGCACATTCATTTACTACCAAGGAACAACTCAAGGTAATATTGGATGGGGAGAATCTAAAGTTTGAAGTGAAAGACATTCCCGTTGATGTTACAGATTTACAAGGCAGGATCGCCAAGGCTACGGGCCTTGACAAAAAAATACCGACCATTACAATACCAGAAGCCAACATTAAACTGCTTGGTATAAAACAGGGTACAATTATCAATGAAACCAAAAGGATTGTTGATGAATTAAGTAAGCAAATTCAGGAAACCATCAAGCAGGGCATAGGTGATGGATTAGCATCTGTGGGTGAAGCCTTTGGTGATGCGCTCTCTTCTGGTGATTTTGGCAACGGTCTGCGACTAGCAGCCCAGAGTATATTGAACATATTGGGTGGTGTTTTGGAACAAATTGGTAAGCAGGTTATAACCGCCGCAATTGCCATTAAAGTATTAAAAAGTACACTTGAAAAATTCGCAATATCGAACCCTGGATTAGCCATAGCCGCAGGTATTGGCTTAGTTGCATTAGG